CGAACACCTACCGACTAACGGAGGTCTCCAAAAAGAACACTTCCAAAAATTTCTCAAACGTCTTCGTTCCTCCCTCTCGCCCAAAAAAATATCATTCGTCCATGCCGGTGAATACGGCGACGATCTCGGGCGACCCCACTATCACGCTTTGATCTTCGGACACGATTTCACAGACAAAGTGAAAATCCGCGGCGGTGATAATCCGCTTTACTCGTCCGAGATCCTCTCAAAGCTATGGGGAAAAGGTCTCGCATCTGTTGGTGCGCTTACCTTTCAATCAGCTGCATACGTAGCCCGTTACTGCATTAAAAAAGTCATGGGCGACGAAGCAGTCGGTTACTACCAAAAAATAAACCCATCAACCGGAGAAATTCATGACATCGTGCCTGAATACCTTACCTGCTCTACTCGTCCGGCCATCGGGAAACGATGGTTCGAAAAATTCTCGACCGATGTCTACCCCTGCGACTTTGTTATCGTCGCAGGTAAAAAAATCAAGCTGCCCCGCTACTACGACAAACTCCACAAGCGTTCCGCTGCCCCTGCGCTCAAAGACATAAAACAAACTCGCTTTGTAAAAGGGCTCAAGGGCTACAAAAATTCAACTCCTGCGCGGCTCGCCGTTCGTGAAACGGTGAAACGCGCTCAACTTAAATCATTAAAAAGGGAAATCTTGTGATCGTCCAAGTCTTCGCAATCTATGACTCCAAAGCCAAAGCGTTCAACACTCCGTTCTTCATGCCGAATAAGGCAATGGCGACTCGCTATTTCGCCAACGGAGCCAATGACGCAACCCTCCAACTCTGCAAAAACTCGGAGGACTTCACTCTCTTTCATCTCGGCGAATGGGATGATGCAACAGCAACTTTCAAAACCAATTCTTCGCCCGACCCTGTCGGATTGGCTTCCAACTTCAAAAAGGACTAAACGCCCATGAAATCCGTAATGAAACATTCCTTCTCACAAGTACCAAAAGCGGAGATCCCGCGCTCCACGTTCGACCGTTCCCACGGCTACAAAACAACCTTCGACGCTGGTCTTCTCATTCCTGTGCTTATCGATGAAGCACTCCCCGGCGACACCTTCAATACCCGCATGACCGGCTTCGCCCGTCTTGCCACTCCGATTTACCCGATCATGGACAACATGTTCATGGATTCGCATTTCTTCTCCGTTCCGGTGCGGCTCGTCTGGGATAACTGGCAAAAGTTCAACGGTGAGCAACGTAATCCCGGTGACTCCACGGACTTCACCGTTCCGCAAATGGTCTCCCCGGCAACAACCGGCTACGCGGCTCTCTCTGTCGCTGACTACTTCTCGATACCAACGGCGGTTCCTGATCTCTCGCACTCGGCGCTCTGGCATCGAGCCATGCACCTGATCTGGAACGAATGGTTCCGCGATCAAAATATGCAGGACTCGCTCCAAGTCGACACCGACGACGGCCCCGACGATCCCGCGGTTTACAACACGCTGCTTCGCCGCGGCAAACGTCACGACTACTTCACATCGGCCTTACCGTGGCCGCAAAAAGGCAACGCGGTCACAATCCCGATCGGCGGCACTGCCCCCGTCATGGTGGACACTGTCACCTCTGTCGGCGGCTCCACGCCCTATGGAACCGTCGACATACGCCAAGCATCAAATGCTTTCGCCGCAACTCTTGCCGGCAATCTTCCGCCGGCTGGTGCTGGTTCTTCGTCTGCCGAGCTCCACGGCACTGTCGATCTTTCTGCCGCAACATCGGCAACAATCAACTCGCTTCGTCAAGCCTTCCAGATTCAAAAGGTCTTCGAGCGCGACGCACGCGGCGGCACTCGCTATTACGAAATGATCAAAGCCCAGTTCGGCGTAACTGACCCCGGTCACGCTGTTCTTCAGCGTCCGGTATACCTGGGCGGCGGATCTACGCCTATCAACGTCACACCCATTCCGCAAACCGGCGGCACTGGCACTGGCGCCGATACTCCGCAAGGTAATCTCGCGGCCTTCGGCACTGCGACCATGCACAATCACGGCTTCACGCACTCTTTCACAGAACACTGCCTTATTATCGGCTTCGTATCAGTCCGAGCCGATCTCACGTATCAACAAGGTCTCAACCGGATGTTCTCCCGGCTGACCCGTTTCGACTGGTATCTTCCTGCGCTCTCACACATTGGCGAACAGGCCATTCTCAACAAAGAAATCTTTGCTCAAGGGACAGCTCCCGACGAAGATGTCTTCGGCTATCAGGAACGCTTTGCGGAATACCGCTACAAACCGTCTTCTATAACCGGCCTGTTCCGCTCGGCACACCCGCAATCGCTCGACGCATGGCATTTGTCGCAAGACTTCGCCACTCTTCCGGTTCTCGATAACGACTTCATTGTCGAAAATCCCCCGGTCGACCGCGTAATCGCTGTTCCTGCCGAACCGCACTTTCTCTTCGACTCATACTTCAAGATGCACTGCGCCCGACCCATGCCCGTATACGGCGTGCCCGGGCTGATCGATCACTTCTAACGAGGACAAGCCCCCGATCTGGGGGCTTTTCACTTCCACGTTTAACTTCCAAAAGGATTCCTCATGCAATCACTCTCAAAACAACGCGGCTTCATCGGCGCGTTAATCGGCGGCGCTGCCTCTTTAATCGGCGGCGCTCTATCCAACAACGCGTCGGCTCGCCAGGCCGACCGTCAAATGGAATTCCAAGCAACAATGTCAAACACGGCCCATCAACGCGAGGTCTCCGATCTCCGCGCTGCCGGACTAAATCCTATCCTTTCCGCTGGCGGCAAAGGTGCTTCAACTCCTGCTGGTGCAATGGCACCTCAACACGATATCGTCACGCCTGCCGTATCAACGGCTCGTGAGATCCAAATGGCTGACGCTGATATCGACCTTAAAACACAAACTACGGCCCGAGAACGAGAACAAACCCGCATCAATGCCGCACAAGCTGACGTAGCCGAAATTACGGCTCGAGCTGCAAAAAAAGCCGAAGGCGGTTGGGGCATGATCACGGATAAACTCGTTTCTTCGGACACTATCGACAACATCGCAAACTCCGCAAAGGATATTCTCGAAGGCGCGCAAGAACGCGCCGTAACTGTCGCGGAATTCCTCCGCGACCTCCCCGAACGCATTCGGGAAAGGCTTCCTTCTGCGGCAAAAGCTATCGCTCAAAACAAGGAAAAAGCTGCCAAGCACATCACTACAGATGGCGGCTGGTCTTTCTCCGGCAAAAATATTCAGGAAGTTCTCGACCGCTACAACGGCGCACTTCCTCCGGTAACGGCTCCGCGTCTCAAATTCCGAAGGAAAAAATAAACCCGTTCATGCTATCGCTGCGCGCAAACGGTTCTTATGGGCGCTCATAACATCATCAAAAAACAATCTCAAAAAACCGGCCCCCGGCCGTTGACGTTCGCTCTTTCTATGCATACAGCTAACGCAAAAACAAAAACCACAAACTTATCTAACCACGTTGCACTGCTCTACCTGGGAAGCTGTCCACGGGGGCGCGCCCCCCATCCCCTCTATGGGATGGGGCGCAGCCCCGGTGGTCAGGTTCCCTCCCTCAATCTTCTCAAACCACTCTTAACTTAACAGGCCAACAATGCCTAATGAAAAATCCAAAACTCCCGACGCGGTTCGCCGTTTCCGATCTGCCTACTCTCCGCGCGTTCGTGTCTGTATTTTTTTTCCTGCTCTTGGCAGGACAAAACAAGCATTCAAACGAGAATGCGACATCAATCACATCATGGCCCACTTCAAAAAAACGGGGGTCGTGGACTTCGTCAACAAAAACGCCCCCCGATATCAAGACGTAACCGGCCTTGATTATCTCGAGGCCATGCAAACAGTCACACACGCGCAAAGCCTCTTCAACGAATTGCCCTCCCAACTTAGGGCGCAATTCGAAAATGACCCGGCTCTCTTTCTCGACTTCGTATCAGACCCCGAGAACACGCCAGAAATGGCGCGGCTCGGTCTTCTTACCCCGGAGGCCACAGCTGCTGCACTTGCGCCTCCCAAGCCCGCGGCGACCTCGCCAGCGGCTCCGGAGACACCTCCTCCGGCTCCACCTAAACCCGCGACTTGATCGCGGTGGCATACATAACTACTTGATCTCATGTATGCCTACTCACAGGATTCTGCTATCATAATCCTGTAACTACTCAAAAGGTTCTTTCTTTCAACAACTTAACGGAGATTCAGCCATGATACGCTTCAAAATGTCCCGCCGCAACAGTCGCAAATCGTTCTCCCGCAACGCGGGTCGCGTTCATCAACGCAACTTCAGCAACCCAATGCGCGGCGGTATCCGCCTGTGACCTGCTACCACCCGTTGAAACTATCGCCCCCAGGTCGACGCGAACAGCGCGTGGCCTGTGGGCGGTGCATCGGGTGTCGTGTAGATCGCTCGCGCCAGTGGGCGGCCCGATGTCTGCATGAGGCATCGCTTCATGACGACAACTGCTTTATCACTCTCACTTACGACAACGAACACCTACCGACTAACGGAGGTCTCCAAAAAGAACACTTCCAAAAATTTCTC